GCAGCCCCGGCGGGGGCACATGGCACCCGGTGGCGGTGCTGAGGGCCGGGATGGACGAGGCGGACTTTGGCACGCCGATGGCCTACCACGAGGGCAGCACGGCGGAGGCCGCCGAGTCCCTGCTCAACGCCTCATGGCGGCAGTGGCGGGAGGTCACGGACAAGCCGCTCGTCCCGGCGGGGCGGGCCTACAACGGCGACGGCGGCACGGCCACCCCCGAGGCGGTCCGAGCGTTTGAGGCGGCCGCGCGGAGCTTAGGCGCGCCTGGCGTGACCTGGTGGTCGGTCAGCAGCGCCCTCGCCCTGCCCGCCGTCTGGGACGCGCTGGTGGCCCTGCCGCAGTATGCCCGGTCCGCGCCCGAACCCGAACCGCAACCCGAACCGCGGCCGGAGCCGGAGCCTGTGCTTACACTGGATGAGATGGTGCGGCGTCTTTGGGCGGCGCACCCCGAGCTGCACGACCCGCCCAAGAAGCCGGTGCGTAGGCTATATCTTCCGGACGTGAGGGCGTAAGATGGCAAATCCGGCACGGGACATCCGCGAGCGGGTACAACGGCAGTGGCCGGGGGCAATCGTGGTCGAGCGGGGACGCGCCTCGCTGACCCACCAGCACCCGACCGACCCGGCGCGCAAGAGACTGGACGTGGCCCTCGGGCCGTTGCACATCGCCGGCACGGACATCGAGATCGACACGGCCTGGCAACCTACGACGGGCGCGTGGCAATACGAGATGACCCTGGCCGATTACCAGGCGTATGCGCGCAGCGTGCTCAATGCCGGCGATACCATCCAGTACGTTGACCCCGGCTCGGGCCAGTCTGTGACATTCCAGCCGCTCGGTTTAAACTGGATTAACCGAGACAACTCCCGCCAGCAGATCGCTCAACCCGGCGCGGTGGAGGCGGTGGTCGACGACGATATCCTGCGCTGGGTGGACGGCTTCGGGGCGGGGCGACATTTCTCCTGGCAGACGCAAACGACCCGGCTGCAAAAGCTGCTAACGATCGACTCCCTGGCCAACCTGCCCGCACCGGCGGCGTGGCTCGGAACGGGCGAGCTGTGGCTGGAGCTCGAATTTATTATCAAAAACTCAACCGGCGTTGAGCTGTACCTGGACGGGGTCAAATGGACGCGCGCCAATAACCAGCGCGTCCGCACCTCCAGCCGGATCGAGTTCCGCAGCCTCACCACCGGCGCGGTGCTGTGGTATCTGGACGTGCCGAGGGCGTGGGACGCGACGGGGGCAGAGGTCGTCGGCCAGTACGAGGTCAGGAAGCAGGGCGGGACGCACTACATCACCGTTAGAATCCCGCGCGCGTGGCTGGCGGCGGCGACCTATCCGGTGTACATTGACCCTACGATTGACCTGCAACCGGACGCAACGGCGGGAGCGGATACGCAGCTCCGTTCTTCCGACCCCAACTACAATTACGGAACCAGGTCAACGGCATATGTTGGGCGTGCGGATACAACGAACTTATATCGGCTTTTGTTGAAATTTGATTTATCTTCATTACCCGATAGCGCCATCCTGAACAGTTCGATATTGACCTTGCGTCAAACGAACGCCGGTATGAACCCCGTCACAATCGAGATTTTTCGATCTAAGCGCGCATGGGTGGAATCACAAGCCACCTGGAATGTTTACGCAACGGGAAGTAGCTGGCAAGAAGCGGGCGGTTTTGGGGCGGATGATTGTGATGCGACGGTTATCGGGTCTCTCGCGTTTACAGGATCGGATACCACTGGATATCGGGATTTTGTGCTGACCCCTTCGACAAAGGCAGATCTTGACTTTGGAAACGGGTGGTTGCTCAAAGCGAAAGATGAAGTCACGACTGCCACATATCGCCAATTTGCTACATCCGATAATCCCACCGCCGCCTACCGCCCCAGGCTGCACATCGAGTACACCGTTGACGGCATGGACGACCTCACCGCCAACGGCATCACCACCGGCGCACCGACCCTGGGCGCGCCGACCCTCACCCAAAACGCCGTCACCCACAACCTGACCGCGATTGCCATCACCGCCGGAACGCCTACGCTGGGCAGCCCCACGCTCGGGCAAGTCCACGCGCTCGCCGGAACGACGATTACCGCCGCTGCGCCGGTGCTCGGCCAGCCCGTCATTGGGCAAGTCCACGTCCTGACGGCGGCGGGTATCGTAGCCGGTGCGCCCGATCTGGGAACGCCGGCCATTGGGCAAGTCCACGTCCTCACAGCAACCGCCATTGCCACCGGTGCGCCGGCGCTGGGCGCGGCAGCTATCGGACAGCTTCACGCCATGACAGCGGTCGCCATCACCGCCGGCCGTCCGGCGCTCGGCAGCCCGATTATTGGCCAAATCCACGCCCTCACCGCCGTTACCCTCGAGGCGCAAGCCCCGGCCCTGGGTGCGCCCGCCATTGGACAGGTACATGCCCTGACCGCTACCGCCATCGTCGCCGGGCAGCCGGTACTCGACGCCCCGGCGCTGGTGCGAATCGTGGCGCTGACGGCGGCGGGCATTACCGCCGGTGCGCCAGTCGTGGGCCGCCCCACGCTCGGGCAAGTCCACGCCCTCACCGCTGAGGCGATCGCGGCGGGTCAACCGGCCCTCGGCACCCCGGCGCTGGTGCGAATTGTGGCGCTTACGGCCAGCGGGATTGTCACCGGCGCGCCTCAACTGACTGCCCCGGCGATTGGGCAAGTCCATACGCTCGCGGCCAGCGGGATTGTCGCCGGCACCCCCGAGGCGGGACAGCCGGTCATCGGGCATGTGCACGTGCTGGTCGCCGCGCTGCTGCTAGCGGGTGCTCCAGTACTGGGCGCGCCCTATCTGTTTTTGGGACAAATCGTCACTCCCACTGAAAGGATCTACACCATCCAGTCCGAAAACCGCACCTACAAGGTCGCGGCTGAAAATCGCACCTACACGGTCGCGGCTGAAAATCGCACCTACACCATAAGGAGGTAAAAATGGCAACACTTGGCAATAATGTATTCGACAAGGGCCTGAGCTACCTGGCAACCAACGGCACGCGGCTGGACATTTGCTCCAGCGAGCCGGCCACGTATGCGGCTGTGGCGGGGGTATCGCTGGGAAACAAGACCGGCCTGAGCATCAGCGCGCCGGGCAACCGGACCGGCGGCGGGCGCAAGGTCACTGTGGCGCAAATCACCGACGGCTCGGTGACTGCCACCGGCACGGCGACGCACTACGCCATCACCAACGGATCGAACGAACTGCTGGCGACCGGCAGCCTGGCTGCTCCGCAGGCTGTGACCAGCGGCAATACCTTCACCCTGGCGAGCTTTGACATTGGCATCCCCGCCCCGGCGTAACGGAGGGGAGCATGGCCAACAACGTTTACACCAAAGACCCCGACGCGGTGCTGGATTGGAAATTTGACTGGTCGCGCTGGCTGGCAACGGGCGAAACCATCACCAGTCACACCGTGACCTCCACCGCCGGCCTGAAAGTCGATAGCAGTCTAGTCACCGACGACGATACCTCCGTGACGGCCTGGCTCTCCGGCGGGACAGCCGGGGCGCGCTATACCGTGACCTGCCATATCGTCACCAGCGCGGGCCGGGCCGACGACCGCATGATCTACATATACGTGCGTGAGCGATGAGGCGGGGAAACCCGCCTCTAGCGCGGCAGGCGGTAATACACGCTTGCCGGGCAAGCATGTAGAGAAGGGAAAATAACACTCAACGTTACGGCACACCTGAATTAACGCTTATGGCAGTCGAGAAACCGCGCACCGTCACACTAATCCTCTCTGACACCCACGTGGGCGGCACGACCGCTATTTCTCCCCCCACCTTCGCGATCCACTCCTCGCGCCCGGCAGAGACCCAGACCGCCTACGCCAACCTCGCCCAACGCTGGCTGTACGACTGCTGGACGGAGCTGAGCGGCTATGTCCGCTCCCTGCTGGGCGGGCGCGGCAAGCACCGCCGCCACCGCCTGATCGTGGCCCACCTGGGGGACGTGGTGGACGGCACCCACCACCAGAGTCCGCAGGTGATGAACGAGCCGGCCGACCAAATCCGCGCCGCCGTGGACCTGCTCGCGCCGATCTTCGACCTGGCACAGGCGTCGTTCGTCTGCTACGGCACGGACGCCCACAATGGCGGGGCCGGGGCGTACGAGATCGAATTCGCCGCCGCAGTGGGCGCGTCCCACGGCTGGGAATTTTGCCTCGACATTGACGGGGTAGTGATCGACCTGGCCCATCACGGCAGGGCCGGCACGCGGGAGTGGACATCGGCGGCGGCTTCCGTGGCCGCTGAGGTCGCCGCCGACTACGCGGCCCGGGGCCTGCGCCCGCCCGATTATGTATTCCGCGGCCACCGGCACGTGATCGATGATAGCGGCCTAAGGCACCCGACAACGCGGGCGCTTACATGCCCGTCCTGGCAACTGCGGACCGCTTACGGGCACCGCGTGGCCGGGGGCAAACGCCGCTCGGACATCGGCGCGTTTATTTTAGACGGGGGCAGGCTGGACGACAGCCGGGCCCGCTACCAGGGCGCGCCGGGCAGCACGGAGGTTATTAAGGTATGAGAGTGGACACTGCTACAGAAAACGATCTGCTGGCCGCGCTGATCGAGTCCGCGCCCAAACCGCTCGACCCGGCGCATGAGGTGACGGCCTCCATGCTGGCGGCGGCCACCGGATACACCAAACGCCACGCCGCCGACCTGCTGGCTGCCGCCGAAAAGCGGGGCGAGCTGGTGTCCAGGTGGGCCTACCACAACGGCAGCCGGGTCCGGGCCTACCGGAGGGTCTGACCCGCCGCCAACCGCCCGGCGCGGGGTGCTAGTGGCGCACTTTATAAAAGCATAATTGTCAAGATTCGTTTTCCGTTGTGTCGCGCGGGGCGAGGGCGTCCCCCTCTAAACGGCCCGATTTGGCCCCGTTTATGCCGATTGTGACCCAAACTATACCCCCGCCCCGTTGCGTCAAAATTTGGGCGATCTAACACGTTTTAGCGGGGATTTCCGGGCGTGTTCTAGTTGTGTTCTAGATTTGATTTCCCGCCGCCCACGCCCGCGTCTCCCGGTGCTTCTCTTGGCAAGCGAGGGTGCCGATCCGGCGACCGGCACCCCCCATCTTGTTTTAGTTACTCGGCATACTCACCTGAACTAGTCAGCTGGTCCAAAATATCTTGTAGTTTATCTTTAATGTCAGCTAAGATACTAACATGCTCCCAATTGGCGCCGTTCCCGGTCTCGTATTCCGACCTTCGAAGTTGAGCAGTTTGGGTGCCAAGAGCCCTCTGGATCTGCTGTATCAGGGCAGCAATTTCTTCTTGATTGCGGGCATAAGCTTGTTTTGCTTGTCTTGCAAGTTCGTTTTCCATTACGGTCTCCTATCTGTTAGTCACATTATGATAATCATGATTTCGGAACACCCACGCCCGCGCCTCGGCCTCGCTGCCGGCTGTGCCCGCCCGCTCGTAAAGGCCGTGGCCCTCGGCGGTGATGGTGACGCGCTCGTATAGCCGCCACTCCCCGGCCACCAGCCGGGCGCAGCGTCCCTCGCCGTAGATCGTGTCGCGCGCCGGTCGCTGCGCCTCCAGCAGCTCCGCAGCCCTATCCCGCGACATTTGCGGCGTCCCGACCCGCCGCCCGTCGCGGTCCACCGCCTGCCAGCGCACCTCGGCCGGGACGCGGTTGGACACGCGCACCCGCGCCAGCGTGCCAAGCACCCGCCCGGCGGAAGTCGCCGCGCGGTAGGAACCATCAGGGTTGAGCGTGTAGACGTATCGGGTCATCGTGTTACCTCCAGTAGAGATGGTTGTACCTGGCAGTTTGGGGACAGCCACAGGGCCTCGGTTCGCCGCCGCGCCCCGTCCGCGTAGGCGGGTCGCGCCACCATCCGCCAGCCCGCGTACAGTTCCTCGTACAACGGGGTGGGGTAACCAGACACCACCACCGCCCCCCGGACGCTCCGCAACACCTCGGCCAGCTCCCGGTGGTCGTCGTCGGTCATTTCGTAGCGGTAGTTACCGATCTGCCCGGCGCCCCGTGCGCCGTGGATATACGGGGGATCAATATAGTGCAGCGTTTCATAGCTGTCGTGCTGCCGGATTACCTCGATGGCGGGCCTGTTTTCGATAACCACGCCACGCAACCGCTCCACGAATGCGCCGATCTGGTCCGGGTAATGCGCCCAATCATGCGCGGGGGTTGTGCCGCTGCGGTTCGAGTTGGACCGGAAACCCGTTGCGCGGTTGTGGGCGTTGGAGCCAAACCCCATAAACGACCGGACAATCGTGCGCCGCGCTTGTTCGATGGGGTCCTCGTCGCGGATGTACGACAGCTCAAACTCCTCGCGGGCAAACGGGGTCAGGCGTAACACCCGCTCAAGCTCGCGCGCGCTCGCCGGGTCGCGCAGCACCCGGAACACGTTGACAATCTCGCCGTCCAAGTCGTTGTAGACCTCGGCGTAGCTGCGCGGCTTGCGCAGCAACACGGACGCCGCTCCCCCAAACGGCTCGACATAGACCCGGTGCGGCGGGAAGTGCGAGATGATCCAGCTTGCCAGCCTCCACTTGCCGCCGTGATAGCGCAGCACCGGGCGGGTCGGGGCAACGTCGCTCATCGTGTCACCTCCAGCGCCTGCTCAATCAACGCCAGCGCCCGGCCGTCCTCGATCATGCGGGGCGTGACGCGGATCACCCGCCAGCCCATGATCGCGGCGGTCGAGTATTTCTCGCAATCGGCCTCGTAGCCTGCGGGCCGGTTGTGGCGGCCCCGGGTCCACTGCCCGCCCTCGATCTCGCAGGCGGTCATGCGCTCCGGCCAGGCCAGGTCGAACCGCCACCTCCGCTTCGGATGAAAGCGGACTTCGGTCGCGGGCTCCGGCAGCCCGGCGGCCCGCAGCTGCAGGAGCAGCACAGGGGTGTAGTCAGGATGGGTCATTGGCTGCCCTCCCCGGCCGGTAGGCGTCAAATGCCCGGCGGTAGCACTCTTCGGAAGCGTAGCAGCGATACCGCCCCCGCTGGGGCACGGCCCGCCCGCAGCCGCAGCGACAGGTCGGCGCGGTCCAGCGGTGGTATCTGCTCGCCTTGCTGGGGTAAACGGCGTGTCCCCGCGCGTAGCGTTGTCTGGTGGTCATTTTGCCCTCCTTCGGGGGAGGGTTGCCCCTCCCCCTGATAACTGGATATGTGCAGCCTGCGGGACCCTTTTGCCAGCCCGGAGTCGCCGGCCCTTTCTAGGATTTGCCGCCCGGTGGTCATCCGTACCGCTCTCGCGCCCGCTGCTGCTGATGGTCGTGCGGCATGTGGCGGGGTGGGTTCGACCCACGCCCGGAGCGCCCCGCCTGATCGTCATGATTGTGCCCCCCAGAGTGGCGGCTGCTGTTGCGCCTGCCGGATGCGCTTCTCGGCTATCGCGTAGTAGTCGGGGTCAATCTCGACGCCAATGAAGTTCCTGCCCGTTTGGACACAGGCGACGCCCGTTGTGCCTGAACCCATGAAAGGGTCGAGCACCGTGTCGCCCTCTTTTGTAAAATTCAAAACGCACCAGGTCATTAACGACAACGGTTTTTGAGTAGGGTGTTCCCTGTCTGGATCAGAGCGCCGATAATCGAAAACGCGAATCGGAGCATCCCTTGAAGTCCAGGCAAGTTCTGCCTCTGCCAATGTAAAACCGCGCTCCGGTTTGTTCCACACTAGCCAGCAGCGCGACGTTGGGAGGCTGAAATAGTTGCCACCCCAAATCACTTGATTTTTACTAATCCTGAAAATCTCATCAAAGGTTTCCTTGCTCGGCGGTTTATCGTCCCAGCTGTTGCGCTTGGGTGTGGCGAGTCTCGCCACACCCCACCCGTGACTAGAACCGCCCTTCCAAACGCGGGCTATTCCATACGGAGGGTCAGTAATCACCGCATCCACGCTCTTGTCCGGCATACCCTTCATCACGTCCAAACAGTCGCCCAGGTATAGCGTCACCTCGCTCATCCCTCACCTCCCTCGGGCGGCTCCGGAAGCGGCATCCAGTGGGAAAACTCGTACACAAAAAGGTCGCGCAGGGCATGGTGATACAACCATGCCCTGTAGGGATGTCCCCTCCAACAGCGGTCCGCCCCGAGCACCCACTCGTTATCTTCCGGCAGCCGCTCCTCCACCGGTATCCAGCGCCGTTCAGCCCGCAGCCGTGCAACCTCGGCTTCCGCCCGATTAGCATGGTCGCGTATGACGCGGAACGCCTCATAGGTCTGGCCAGTGGTGGTGCACATATGGCCGTATGCCTCGCTCAGGTTCATCCCTCACCTCCCTTTGGGTCTACAAACACCGCAATTGTGGCCTGTTTTGCCATGCTGCCCATCAGGGTTTGCAAATGCTCGTCCCGTAGGGCGCGGATGTTTTTCTCGTTGACAAGCCCCATCTCATTGGCTACCCGGCGGCAATCGCGCAGGCTCGTACAACCACGGCGGCGGTACTCGCTCAGTATGCGCCCGCGCACCTGCTCGTCCAGTTCGGGCGCTACCCCAAACGCGCGTTCCACCAATGCTCGCACGATTTCGGTGTCACGGTCTGTAATCATCCCTCACCTCCCATAACCTCCAGGATCGTATCCAGCACCGCCCGGTCAATGTGCTGGGCGGCCTCTGCGTTGGCCCGCAGCGCGTCACGTTCACGCTCCGCCGCCTCAGCGCGGGCGGTCTGCCGCTCGATCTCCGCCCGCGCCGCCGCTATCTCGCGCTGTGCGCGGATGGAATCGGGTGTGAAATCAGTCATGGGAAACCTCCTCGACCATTTTCAGAAGGTGCGCATTTTGTGCCTCCACAATCGCATCCCGAGCCGCCCAATCCAACCGAGCCGCAGCCTTATCCTCTAACCAAGTCGCAGCCCAATAATGGTTTCTGGACGCATCCCGAGCCGCCACAACCGGATCCCGAGCCGCAGCCGAAGTCGCAGCCCAAGCTGCTCCGGCCACAGCCCAAGCCGCCCGAGAAACACGCCAAGCCGCGCCCCTATCCGCATCCTGAGCCGCCCAAACCTCATCGAAAGCCACATCCCAAGCGGCTGCCCGAGCCGCAGCCAGTTCGTCGGCAGTTGCGCGTCCGTTTGCGAACCGCTCCGCCGTATCCACGACTGCCACAGAACGCGGGTCAGGATCAGGTATGAGCGCCATCGCCTGGCGCGCACACCAGGCCGCGAACAATCGGGCGGTGCGCTCGTTCCAGCCCTCTACCCGCCTGATCAGGCGAACGCGCCTGACACATATCATGCTTTCTCCGAGTTCGTTGCAGGCTGCCTGATCTCCGCCGATCTCGCATTCGTACAGTTCATCGTTGATCCAGTTGATCAAGTCCATCTGGCGACAGACGTGATAACCGTTTGCACGCGGTTTGAGGTCGCCCTGTGCGGGTTGTGTCCACTCGCCCGGCGCCCACGTGCCATCGCCGCTTTTTACGGGCAGCGGGTAGCGGTAGCCATCAGCGACCGGTGCATGGCCGCCGGGAGCGGTCCATTTGTAGTATTTCTCAGTCATGGTGGTCCTCCTCGTCCTCGATCAGTCCCAAATCCTTTGCTCGGTGACTGGTGCGAGCAAATGGCAGCAGCGCCGCCCGCGCCTCCTGGTAGGCCGGATCGTCGCAGGTCAGGGCGCAGAAATGGGCCGCCAGCTGTGCGGCGATCCGGGCGTCTACGACCGCGCCCTTCGTGCCGCACCACAGCGGCCAGCAGGAATAGTCCAGGTCGGCCCCGCTCATGTTGGCCCGCTCAAGTCGGCCCCGCTCAAGTTAGCCTGGCGCAAGTTGGCCCAGCGCAAGTCGGCCCGGCTCAAGTTGGCCCCGCTCAGGTCTAGCCGTACTCCGTCCTTGTCGCCCGCCAGCCAGCGGGCGTGGGCGGATAGTTTCGCTTGCAGGTCAGTCGCGGTGATGTCCATGTTACTCCTCCTCCCCTGCCGCGCCGCAAAGGGCCAGCGCGAACAGGACTAGCACGACGACGATGGCGACGACGGTGATGGCAGGCATGGCTCCTCCTAAAACGGGGTGTCTTCGACCGGCGCGGGTACTCGCCGGGCGGTGGATGGACGGTTGCCATTGGGCGCGGCCTGGCGCTCGACCGGCGCGGCGTCTCCGAAGGCCGGCAGCCCCGGCAGCTTGACCAGCTCCATGATCCGGTTGCCCTCCCCCTCGCGCAATTTCTCCCAGGTCAGCGTGACCACGTTGGGCCGGTCACTCTTGCGCATGATGACAATCTGGTCCGCGTTGTGCAGCTCGTGTGCGGTTCCGGCCATTGCCCCCTGCCCCTTCGTTTCGCCCAAGATGGCGGATTTTGTCATGTCACCTATGGAAATAATCGCCAGGTTCAGGTCTTTGGCGATGGCGTGTACCCGGTCGGATATCAGATTGCGACGCTCATATTCGTTCCCGGCGCTGTCCTGGAGCAGCGCCTCGTAGTCGATCCCGACCACCTCCACGCCGTGATACTCCACCAGCCGTTGCAGGTCGGCTCGCAAGTCCGCTGTGGTGAGGCTGGAGTCGTCGGAGATGTGGATAGGCAATTTTTCCATCTCCTCGATGGCCCGGCAGAACTGCGACCATTCGGACGCGCTGATCTTTCCGGACCGCATGGCGCTAGTGGCGATGCGCGAGGCGGCCGACACTCCCCGGCGCACCACCTGCCGGGCGCTCATCTCGATTTCGTACAGGGCGACCGGGTGGCCGGCGCGGGCGACGTTGGTGAGGATTTGGAACAGCAGCAGGCTTTTACCCAGGCCCGGCTCCCCACCCAGGCGCACCACCTCGCCCGGATGTAGCCCGTAGGTGATGCGATCCCAGTCGGCCAGTCCGGTCGGGATGCCGTAGACCTCGCGCGGGTTGGCATGGGCAGCCTCCACCTCGTCATAGAGAGCCGATAGGTACTGGCTGATATGGGCCGCGCCTTTGGCCGAGACCACCGTGCGCGAGAGCGCGTCCAGCGCGGTGCTGATGGCATCGGAGAGGTTGGACTTCTCGTCAAAGGCGGACGAGGCGAGCCGGCTGGCGATGTCGATCAACCGGCGGCGGCGGGCTTTCTCAGCCACGATTTCCGCATAGCTTTCGGCGTGCAGCGCTGAAACGGTGCTATTGATGAGCTGGGTCACGCGGGCCGGCCCGCCGATGGAAGACAGCCGACCGGCCTTGTCCAGCGCGGCGCACACGGTCAGGTAATCCACCGCCTGCCCGGAGCGGTACAGCTCCAGCGCAGCCAGGTATACCCAGCGGTTGCGCTCGATATAGAAGTCCATCGGGTCGAGCTTGCCGACCTTCTGGATGGTCTCAGGGTCGATCAAGATCGCACCGAGGACCGCCTCCTCAGCGGTGGGACTATATGGCAGGGTTGTCTGTTCGCTCATGGGGCCTCCAGCAGGTAGCCGTCCGGGGTGACGCGCTCGCCGCGCTCGTTGACCGCCTCGCCGGATGCGTTGTAATAGACTGTAAACCGCTCGCGCTTTTCCTGGCGCTTGGCCTTGAACCCATTGGCTCGCCAGTTCGCGAGTATGGCCTCGACGTACTTCCAGTTTCTGGCGTTGTGCTCGACCGCTTCCTGAATGGCCGAAGCGACCCATTCCGGCGGGTAGTCCTCCTCAGCGGCTATTAGCCGCTCCGCGATCATGGGAGTCAGCGGACCAATCTCAGTCTCGTAAAGCTGGAACAGATTGAGCGGCGGCGGCGGTACCGTATCCGTATCCGTATCTGTATCTGTGTCTGTATCTGTATTGTTTCTGTTTCTGTTTCTGTTTCTGTTTCGGCCGTCAACTTCAGATAGGGTATCTGCGTCGGCAGATACGGTATTTTTTGCGTCAGATAGGGTATCCATACTGTATGCATACCCTATCCCGTAGTGCTCGCAGTACATGCGTTTGATCTCTCCGTCAGGGATGGCGGCGATATCGGCGGCGATGCGCTGGCGCACTTTGGGGGATTTGGACTCGTTGTAATCCCGCAGGTTGGCGACCCAGAACACGCCGTCCTTGTAGTAGACTTTGCCGGCTTCCGCAAACTGTTCCAGCAATTCCTGAACGCGCTCCGCCGCTATGCCGGTTTCGAATGACACGAACTTGAGCGGCAATTCGTACATGCCGCAAACGCTGGCTCGCTCGTTCGTGAACAGGTAGATGAACAGCAGCTTGGCGTCGGTCTCCAGCTCGGTGAACCACGCATCGCGCCATATTCGGGTTTGGACCAGGCGGTAATCAGCCATATGCTCACCTCCACAGGCTTGGCTGCTCGGCGGCGCCCCGGTTGCGCAGGTAGCGGGCGTAGTCCGCCGGGAACATAGCGCGGACCTGATTGTCCATCGCCTCGACGGTCTCGCGCATGTCTTTGATCTTTTTAACGTACTCGCGCCCTCGGAACTCGCGGTACTCGTCCAGCGTGGCCGGCAGATAGTACCCGGCGTCGCCGCTGCTTGAGCAGATCGGCACGCCGCGCTTGCGCAGCTCAACGATAGTCAGTCGAATCTGTCGCTCGTCTGAAAATCGCACGCCCATCTGCTCGCACGCCAGCATCAGCTCGTCCTTGCGCACCGCCTGCGCCTGCCCGACATGCCATGTCATCACGCGCAGGACCGCGCGCTCCCGGCCTACCGGGAGACTGGCTATTAATTTCTCGTAATACTCGCGGGGTTTCATCGTGCTCTCCAGACTGCGGCGTCACCGCGCCGCTCGCATTCATCCTGAAACAGCCGGGCGCTCCAGATCGCGGCGATGCCGCGCCGCTCGTAGTCGGCTTGGACCCATTGAGCGCCGAACAGGTCCAGGCCCGAAAGCAGCACCCGGTCGTCAAGGGCCACTGCGTAGGAGCCGCGCCCGTCCGGAACGATGGACAGGGAGCGGTGCGGATGGGTTGGGGTGGGTGTGGGGGTAGATGTGTCGTTCATAGTGTGCCTCGTTGGGGGAGGGCGCTTGTTGCGCCCTCCCGGTGATAGTGGTGGCTATTCGGACGCCAGGATGGTGCGGATGGCGTCCAGCTTGTACTGATACTCCTCGCGCTGCTCGGCGCTGATGTCCGGGTTTTTCAGACCCTTGAGGATGCCGTTGGCCATCATAGCCAGCTTCTCGCGTGGCAGGTCACCGTATCGCTCGCCTTTTCTGTTAGTTACGGCGCGGGCGGCCTCGAGGCTCATCCTGGCCGGGGCCGGGGTCGGCTCGCGCGGGTCTTCAGGTGGTTCCGGTCCGTAGATCAGATCGACCAGCTCGTCGGCTGTCGGCCCGCTCGGACGGTCGGAACTGCCGGCTGCCGGCTCGGGGTCGAGCATGGGGTCCGGGCGGGCGATCGGCTCGGCGTCAATGACGTTGCCATCCTCGTCGACCGACGCGCCCATCTCCTCTGGCGTGTAGACTGCCCCGGCGAACACGTCCGGCGTGAACCAGCGGGCGCCGTTGCTCATGGCGCGGGCGTAGAGCATGTTGCGCGGATATTTGTCCATATTTTTCGTTTGGGCGCGGCGGGCATCCTCGGCTGTGAACGTGGACACGCCGATTTTTTCGCGATGGCCGTCCACGCGCTCGTAAAACTCAATTGTGCAGACCTGATCCGTCATTTCGGTTACGCGGAAATCGTAGCGGCCGGATCTCTTGATGGCAGCCGCGATCAGGTTGGCGCTTAGGCTGATGCGCCCGGAGATAACGTGGATGCCAGTCATGGAGGCGATCGGTCCGAGCCCCAGCTCGCGCCCTGCCAGAATTTTGACGATGGCTTGAGCCGCCTGGCGGGTGTCGGCGAAAAACCCAGACCTGACGAGGGTTTCTCCGAGAGTGGATAGGCTCATGTCATCCCTGATGACTAATTGCTGTTGGCTGTTATTGCTCATTTCGATTCTCCTTATGGCAGGCTTGGGCGGTAATCCCAGTTCTCGTCGTAGCAATACGGGCAGTGCCCTCTGTCTTCCGGCTCCAGCGGCATACCGCAATATGCGCAGAATGTCGCAGGGTCCGGTTCCCCGAGCGTATCGGGGTCGAAGAGAACTTCGGTATCGGGCACGATCTCATCGAAGTCGACGTTGGCTATAAGCCAGTCTTCATATTCATCGAGAAAACTATTCCAGCAACTCATGTGCGCTCCTCCTGCCCCGGTGTCGTTGGGGCAATTTGACTGATCTGGTTGACAATTTTGCGGGATGTGCTACACTAGGAATGAGCCGGTCAAAAGCTCCTCCGCCCCTGGTGGGCCAGTGACCCCCGTTGTCGCGGGGGTCGTCTGTTAAGGCGGCATCCCCAGATAGGTATCCCTCGCGAGAGGGTGGCTAGTGGTCCGCGCCGCCAGCCAGAATCGCGGCGGTGCGGTCATAGACGGAAAGGGGGGGCATCGGCTGATCGTCATGATCGTCGTCGATCCAAGCGTCCACGAGTTCCTCGCGGGGGACGTAGCGGCCGGGCGTGCCAGTGTAGCCGATCCCGCCCTTATAGGTGATATCCAAGCTTGATCCGTCCAGTGACATAACATACACGGATTTTTCATAGACATCCAGAACCTCGACGGTCAGACCGGACTGCAATCGGGCAAGTACTCGTTTCATCGCCGCTCCTCCTGTGTGTGTTTGATCTTGTTGTCTATATTATAGCATCATGTGCCCACAATGTCAAGCGGTTTGGGTAAACCAGCGGGCCATTTTGCGGATTTTTAAGGTTGCGTTCTAGGTGCGTTCTATGCTTGGGCTTGCGATTTTCGCGCGGGTGGTGTGCCCCTGGCGCGATAGAAATCGCGCCAGGGGGCAAGCTTCCTGCTTAGCGGGGAGGTCGTCACCTCCGCTCCTCCCAAAGTCTGTCGGCGGCGATGGCGATCACGCCCATCAGTCCCAGCGCCAGGGCGCTGAATGTGTCCGGGTCGACGATTTCTAACAAGACGCGGATTGCCTTGTATACGGGTTCCATGTTAGCCCTCCGGCGGGTTCTAAGCGTCACGCCGCGCTGCGGTCGCCAAATAGCGCGCGCCGCGCGTACACGCTCGCGCTCACTCCGGCTTCGCGGGCCATATCCTCAAGCAGCGCCCGCTCGGTTTTGGTCAGGCGGAAGCGGAACACTGTGGAGCGGGTGCCGCCGTCCTCGGTCAGGTGGCTGACGAGCTCCGCTCGCTCGTCGCCGCTGAATGACGCCTCCGGGTCCGAGAGTGCCAGGTCGACGGCTCTTTCGTACCGGACGGGGACGATCGGGCTCCCGGCCCGGATCGCTCTAAGGCACGCCATCGCTTCGCGGGTCGCTGCGGGCGAGCGTGAGATGATTAGTTTTAGCGCGTTCTCCATGATATCCTCCTGTGCCCGGTCTGACCGCCTACCGGGCGAGGGCTGGGTGTGTGGGTGCTAGTCTGTGTAGTAGACAACATGGCCGTATGCGATACCGTGCGCGTTCGGCTCGCGGAGCGCCCGGCGGATCGCCGCCCTCCACAGGCGTTTCAGGTATGCGGCGTCCTCCCAGCAGCCGCGGAAATACAGGTAGTCGATGTGTTGTTCGACCGCGCCCTCCCAGCTGCTGTGATAGTCCAGTCGTGTGATTTTGTGCCGTTTGGCGAAACGCTCCGCCGCAGCCTCCAGCCGGTCATAATCGTCGGCCATTGCTCGTCTAATCGTTACGATTGTCATGATGTCCTCCTTTCGGTTTCGGCCTGCTGGGCCTCGTCAGTGCCGCAGCGTCAGCGGCAGACCGGCCCGGATGACCCTCCGGGCGGGGGTGGGGGTTAGGCGTCCTCGCGGCCCCAGTTGGCGGCCTCGCCCCAGTCCTCGATTTCCTGCTTGCTGGCGGTCAGGAGCCAGTCCAGATGCTCCTCGGAGTCAGGCCAGTCGGCGAAGATAAAATTCAGCCGCTCCTTGTCGGTGAAACCTAAATCCCACACGCGTTCGAGGGCCTGAAAGAATTTGGTGGCGGCCATTTTAGTGTCCTCCTGTGTTTTTCTTGATTTTTTCATATATATAATAGCGACTGGTGGCTACAATTACAAGCGGTTTGGGAAATTGCAATGTTTTTGCAATGTTTGTTATTAGCGATTGCCTGGCGATGGCTAGGTATAGGCCAGGCGATGGCTAGGTATAGGCCAGGCATAGGCCAGGTATAGGCCAGGTATAGGCTAGCTATAGCGCGGCTAGCTAGCTAGGTAGGCTATATATGTAGGCCAGCCAGGTATAGGCTGGTTAGCCAGGCTAGCCGGGTATAGGCTAGCCAGGCATAGGCCGCCAGGCGGCGCCAGGTATAGCGCCGCCTAACGCCGCCAGGCGCCGCCAGGTATAGGTCGCCAGGCTAGCCTGGCTAGCCTGGTTATCCGGCCAGGTATAGGCTAGCTAGCCTGGCCAGGTATCGCGGCTAGCTAGGTGGGTATAGGCTATATAGGTGGGCTAGCCAGGCCAGGCATAGGCCAGCTAGCCTGGCCAGCCGCGCCAGGTATAGCCTGGCCAGCCGCGCCAGGCCAGCCATCTAGGTATAGGCTAACCGGCCAAGTATAGGCTAGCTAGGTGGCTATATAGGTAGGCTAGCTAGCCGGCTAGCCACGCCAGGCTAGCTATCTAGGTATAGGCTAGCTATCTAGGTATAGGCTAGCCGCCGGCCAGGTATAGGCCGTTTCCCGCGCCGGCGGGAGCCGCGCGCGGTGAATTAAGGCCATAAACCCCGCGCCCGCGCGCCTGGCTGTAGTCCGGTTGGGGGCTGGCCCTGGCGGGCCTGGTCCTGGCGACCCCAGCCGGCGCCAGGCCACCGCGCTGACGGGCGGCGGAGGTGGGCCAGCGGGACCTGGCCGGCGGCTGGGGCCGGTATACCGGGCGGCGGGCCAGCGGCATGTGGGTGGGCGCGGGATGGGTGGCGGGGCTAATGTTTCGCCCGCGCCAGCGGGACCTGGCCGGTTGGCTGGCGGCATGACCGGCGCGCGGCATGGGCCAGCGGACGGCATGGGCGCGGCGCGGGCCGGCGGCGGCGGTACTGGCGGTGGGCGGTACTGGCGGCGGGCGGCACTGCCGGCGGGTGGCGCGCCAGCGGTATGGGCCGGCGGGGTGGGGCGCGCCAGCTGGATGGGGCGCGCGCAAAATGTCCCCCCCGCGCCAGCTGGATGGGCGGCGCGACCAGGCCTGACCCGGTCAGGGGGTCCCGTTTTCCCGGCGACCGCGGGCGATGGGGCCGTCCCTTACCGGACCTCCCGCCGCGGGACCCGCCTTACCTGCGCCAGCGGGATGGGGCGGCCGCCGCCGGCAAACGGGGGCGGAAGCCGGGTTCCCCGCGCCCGCGCGCCAGGGCGGGCATGTAAGCGCCAGCGGGGTGGGGCGGCACGTAAGCGCCAGCGGGATGGGCGCGCGTTTCCCAGGCACGCGGGACGGGGCGGCACGTAAGCGCCAGCGGGATGGGGCGGCACGTCCCGCGGCGGCGCACCCCCACCGGCCGGGGAAAACCCAGGGGCCGGCGAACCACCGGCTGCGCGGCGCGCGCGGCGGCCGGGGCCAGCTTGCGCGGCTGCGCCAGTACCCGCGCGGCGTGCACCCCTTCCAGCCCGGCGTCCCGCGCCCCAGCCGGTCGGCACCGCGACCCGGATCTGGCCGGCGGAGCTGTACACGCCGCTGACCCGCCGGAAGGCGGCTGCCCCTGCACCGAACCGGCGGCAGCCAGCGCGCCCGCTGGCGGCACTATGCGGCGATGGCGGCGTCCAGCTCGTCCGGGTCGAAGGGTCGCCGGCGCAATGGACGCGCACCAGCTCGGCAGCTGGGCCAGGGCCGGGTCCAGCGCGGCGCGGCGGCCAGGGCCAGCCGGGGCAGGTCAGCCGCCGTCCAGCGGAAGAAGCGCTGGCGCTGCCCCAGGCGGCGGAAGGCCGGGCCGCCGGAGGATTCGGCCGTGGTGCGGGTGGCCGATTCCGGGCCGGCCAGGAAGGGCGCGGCAGCGGTCGCCCGGGAAGGGTGGGGAGGGGGCGCCCCCCTGTGGGGATGGGCCAGCGACACAAGTGAAACGAACATGAAACGAAACGTTTCCGCGCGCCCGCGGGGGCGGGCCGCGGCGCGGGGACTGCCGGCGGTCGGGGTCGGGCTTCCCCCACACCCGCGGGGGCCGCGCCCGGCGCATTGTGGACGCGCGCCACGACCGTTTCCCCACACCTGCGGGGATGGCCGGGGCCGGCAGATTCGCGCCCGCCTTGCGAAAATTTAAGATTGCGTTCTAATGTGTTCTATCCCGGTCTTGATTTTTTTCTCGGGCCATGTACCATATCTATAGGCATCCCAACCCATCGGCCACAGTATCGCATCGCAGGAGCATAGGCGACATGGCGGCAGATCTTCATCCGGAGCAGGCCCGGCTGCTGGAGTGGATCTCCCCCAGGCAGTGGGCGGACATCGAGCGGTTGCTGCGGTATATGCGCGATAGCGGCGGGCGAGGCATCCTGACCATCGAGGTTCGGAAGGGCCGCATCTGGCGCATCGCCGGCGGCCCGTCATACCAGTACGATCAGCAAAAGTAAAATGCCCCATATCTGGGGCTGCCCTATTGCAATACAATCGCATCGTTGTATAATAGATACAACAACTGAATACGGCCCTCCCCCGCGACGAGTGGCGCAAGCCCGGCGGGACGGGCGACAAACATGATAACTGGTCGACGAGCAGGTTCAAGTAACCCGGTGCAGTTTCGATGCTGCGCCGGGTTTTTTGATTCGGGCCGTCCAGCACTGGAGCGGCGGCCGCGCCGCAGACGCTCAACCCCTGGCCGGGACAAGGCCTGCTGGACGGCGGCTCACCCGACCACCACGAGGTGCACATATGGACATGGACATCTTATCTAAATTCGTTGAGGCTGTGCTTCTGGCGCTCGCGCCGCTGCTGGCTTCGCTGGCCGCTGCATGGCTGCTGGCCGTGGTCCGCAAGGCGTGGGCGGACTACCGCGCGGCTGAACCGGGCAAGGCTTACTGGATCGAGGAGATTGCCAGTATCGCCGTCCGCGCCGCAGAGCAGGCAGGGCTGGCCGGCTATATCGAGGATAAGAAAGGCTACGCCCTGCACATCGCCGAGCGCTGGCTGGCCGCGAAGGGGTTGCGCATCGACCTGGAGCTGATCGACGCGGCTATCGAGGCGGCGGTCTGGGAAGAACTGAACAAGGACCGGGAGCGCCCGGGCGCGACGACAGGGTAGGCGGATGGACTGGCTGTCAGGCGTCCTGGCGGTTTTCGGACTGGTCGGCGGGGGCGCGGGCCTCGCCGCGGTGCTCAGGGTGCGCGGCGAGCGGGACAAGCTTGCTGGGGAGGCGGCGAAAATCAAGGCGGAGGCGGCATCGATCATCGAGGAGACTGCGGCGCGCATGGTCACACGATACGAAGCCAGAGTGGACGAGCTGGAGCGGAAGGTCATCGCGGCCAACCGCAAGATTAGCCGCCTGGAGCGGCAGCTCCGGCAGTGGCAGGAGTACGCCACCGGGCTGGTGGACCTGATCCGCCGGCACGGGCTGGAGAGCGAGCTGCCCGACCCGCCCGGCGACCCGGACGAGCAGGAGGAGCGGCGATGAGCTGGCGGCCGGACTGTAGCGTGTGCCTGTGGACCTATGCGCGGCTGATGCTCCGCACTGCGCCGCTGTGGACCCGCCAGTATGGGCCGGTCTTCCCCGGGGTGATTATGCGGGTTCGCTGGAGGCTGAATTGAGCAAGAAGATCGCGAAATTGACGAAACCTTTGGTCAATCGCATCGTCGGACACGGCGAGGAGGCGGTCGACCAGCTGCTGGCCAACCCGCTCAACTACCGCCTGCACCCGGACAACCAGCAGCACGCGCTTGCCGGGGCGATTGATGACATCGGATTCATCCGATCCGTCACCGTCAACCGGCGCACAGGCCGCGTGGTGGACGGGCACCTGCGCGTCACCCTGGCGGCGCGTTCCGGCGTGGCTACCCTGCCCGTTGAGTACGTGGACCTAAGCGAGGCGGAGGAGGCGCAGGCGCTGTTATCGCTGGACCCCATCGCGGCTATGGCCACCAGCGACCGGGAAAAGCTGGACGAACTCATGCGCGCCGTCCAGTCGGACGACGAGCGCGTTCAGGCCATGCTGTCCGAGATGGCCGAGCGCGAGGGGCTGGACTTCGGGAAGGTCGAGCCGCCCGCCGAAGATCCGGGTGCGCCCATCGACCGCGCCGAGGAACTGCGCCAGAAGTGGGGCGTGGAGAGCGGGCAGTTGTGGCAGTTGGGCGAGCACCGGCTGATCTGCGGGGATTGCACGGATGCTGCGGTGGTGGCGCGGGTGATGGGGGGAGAGAAGGCGGACGTGGTGTTTACTGATCCGCCTTACGGAATGGGACTTGATACCTCTATGTCCGCAAGACAAACCGAGAAGGATGGCTGGATAAGTCACCCTAAAAACTACGACAGGGTTATTGGTGACAACGAGGACTTCAGTCCCAAACTAATTACTTCGATATTTGAGAATTTTGGATACTGCAAGGAAATATTTGTCTTTGGTGCCGATTATTTTAGCGAGTTAATCCCTAAAAGAAACGAAGGTAGTTGGATTGTGTGGGATAAGCGCGCGGGTATTGAAGATATGAAGTGGAGCACCAGTGAGTTCGAGCTTTGTTGGAGTAAAACCAAGCACCAAAGAAAGATTGCGAGAGTTACTTGGTCTGGAATATTGGGAACAGAGCAAGAGCACGATCATTCGAGTGGAAGAAAACATCCGACTCAGAAACCAACAAAATTAGCGGTATGGTTTTTGGAGCAATGGAGCAAAGATGGCGCAGTGATTGTTGACCCCTTCCTCGGCTCAGGCACAACCCTGATCGCCTGCGAGCGCCTCCACCGCCGCGGGCGTGGAATAGAAATCTCGCCCAAATACGTGGCGGTGGCGCTGGAGCGTTGGGCGACCATGACCGGGCAGACGCCGGTGCTGGCGAATTGAGGGCGTAGATTATGGCGAACCAACAACGGGAACTAGACGCGCTGGATAGGCAGATGCAGGCGCTCGAGCTGCGCAAGGCCGGCGTCAGTTATTCCGATATCGCCAAAAACCTGGGATACAAAAGCGCATCGGGGGCGTTTGCCGCCGTGCGCTCCGCGTTGAAAAAGACTCTCCGGGAGCCGGCGGACGAACTGCGGACGCTGGAGCTGGAACGGCTGGACGCCCTATGGTTCACTTACTACCCGATGGCGAAACGCGGCGACCGGCAGGCGATGGACCGCTGTATCAGGATCATGGAACGCCGCGCCAGGTTGCTGGGGCTGGACGCTCCGCAGCGCACCGAGCAGACCGTCGCGGGGCCTACCGCCGCCGCGCCCGTATTGGCCGGGCTGCCCGCGGACGTGATCAGCCCCGCGTTCTTGGACGTCTACCGAGATATTGTCAACCACCACCATACCGAGTATCTGATCTACGGCGGGCGCGGCAGCACTAAATCATCGTTTATCAGCCTCGTCATAATTTACCTGCTATTAGCTAATCCGACCATCCACGCCCTCGCCACCCGGCAGGTGGGGAACACCCTGCGCGACAGCGTATTCAGCCAACTCAGCTGGGCCATCGATATACTGGGGCTGTCCGAATACTTCAGAAGAACCACGTCTCCGCTCGAGATCACCTACCTCCCCACGGGGCAAAAGATATTCTTCCGCGGGGCGGACGATCCCCTAAAAATAAAATCGATCAAGCCGCCGTTCGGCTATATCGGCATTTTGTGGTTGGAGGAACTTGATCAGTTTCGCGGGCCGGAGGCGGTGCGCAGCATCGAGCAATCGGCCATTCGCGGCGGCGACATCGCCTATATCTTCAAGAGCTTCAATCCTCCCCGCACGGCGGCGAATTGGGCCAACAAATACGCGCAGATACCAAAGGCGAACCAGTACCAGCACCGCAGCGATTACAGGTCCGTTCCCGTCGAGTGGCTGGGGCGCGCGTTCCTGGACGAGGCCGAGCACCTGCGCTCGGTCAACCCCGCCGCCTATGAGCATGAATACCTGGGTATCCCCAACGGCACCGGCGGGCAGGTGTTCGAGAACGTGCGGTTGCGGCGCATTACTGACGAGGAGATAGCGCAGTTTGAGCGGCCGCTTCACGGCCTGGACTTCGGGTATTACCCCGACCCCGCCGCTTATATCCGCTGCCACTATGACGCCGCCAGATTGACGCTTTACCTGTACTGCGAGCACCGGGCGCTAAAAGCGTCTAATCGCGAATTGTACGAGGCGATCAAGGCGAAGGGGTACACGAATGACGAGCTGCTGATCTGCGACTCGGCGGAACCCAAATCGGTGGCCGACTTCCGCGAATACGGCGCATCGGCCAGGGGCGCGGAGAAGGGTCCGGACAGCCTCAACTACTCCATGAAGTGGTTGCAATCTCTGCGCGAGATCGTTATCGACCCGGAGCGCTGCCCGTATGCGGCCGAGGAGTTCCTCAACTACGAGCTTGAGCAGGACAAGGACGGCGACTTTATCTCCAGTTACCCTGACCGAAACAACCACTTTATCGACGCGACGCGATATGCCACAAATCTGATCTGGCGAAGACGAGGGCAGTAATGTTTGCCAAAATTCTCCAGTTTATCCGGGAGTTGTATGCCAAAATGATCGGTCAATCTACCGTCACCCAAGCGTTGAAGGTGCCTATCGCCATCTCAAGCGAGATGGCAAACGCGTTGCAGCTGTGGAGCGCGCTCTACGAGAACAAGGCGCCCTGGTTGAACGCGGACATCAAATCCCTCAACCTGCCTGCCGCCATCGCCGGCGAATTGGCCCGCGCCGCGACCATCGAGATGAAGGTCGAGTTCACCGGATCAGCAAGGGCGAAGTTTTTAGAGGCCCAATTTATGCGCCTGATGCCGAAGCTCAGGGCACAGGTCGAGTACGGGCTGGCAAAGGGCGGGCTGGTGATGAAGCCTTATGTGGACGGCGACAGGCTGGCCGTAGACTTCGTTCACGCGGATCAGTTTTATCCGGTCAGTTTCGACGCGGACGGCGAGATCACCGCCTGCGTGTTCGCGGACTCGCGCACCGTAGGCGATAAATACTACACCCGGCTCGAGTTTCATCAGATGACCGAGGCGGGCTGCGAGATCCGCAACATGGCCTACCGCTCGAGCAGCAAGGACACGCTGGGGGTGCGAGTTCCCCTGGATGTGATTGACGATTGGGCCAGCCTCGAGCCTGAGGCGGTGATTACCGGCATTGACAAGCCGCTGTTTGCCTATTTCAAGTTCCCGATGGCGAACAACGTGGACGCGACCTCGCCGCTGGGCGTGTCGTGCTATAGCCGCGCCGTAGATCTGATCCGGGACGCTGATATTCAGTGGTCGAACCTGCTTTGGGAGTTTGAGAGCGGACAGCGGGCCTTATACGCCGACGTGCTGGCCTTCGGCAGGGATCGAGACGGCAACCCGGTGCTGCCTCACAAGCGGCTTTACCGGGCGCTGAACGGCGGCGGCAACATCGGCGAAGAGGGGATGTTCCACGAATGGACGCCGTCACTCCGCGAGGAAAACATCCTGCGCGGGCTGGACGCAATCCTCAAGCGCATCGAGTACGCCTGCGGGCTGGCCTACGGCACGCTATCCGACCCTGCCAGCGTGGAAAAAACGGCGACCGAGATCAAGGCGTCCAAACAACGCACGTACGCCACCGTCACTGACACCCAGAAAGCGCTGCAATCGGCACTGGAGCATTTGATCTGGGCGATGGACGTCTGGACGACTATCGGCGGGCTTGCCCCGGCCGGCGCGTATGCGGTCACGTTTGACTTTGACGACAGCGTGATTGTGGACCGCGACATGCAGTTCCAGCAAGATCTGCGCCTTGTGGAACAGGGCATTATTTCAAAGGCGGAGTTCCGGGTTCGCAACTTCAAAGAGAAGGAAGACGTGGCGAAGGCCAAGATTGCCGAAGTCCTGGCCGAACAGCGGCCGGAAGAGCCGACGCTTGGGGGCGAGAGGTGATGGCAGGACGCGGCCTCGGAACTGGCGCGGGTGCGCGCATTTTCGCGGGAAACCGGCTTGCAGCGGCAGCGGGAGAGAGAGCGAAGATGAGCATTGAGATGCTTAGCTTTCTGCAGTTGGTCTACTCATTCGCCAAGCAGTACATCTCCTGGTATGAAAGGACAATCAAGGCGAGAAGGTGATTGCATTGTAGAAAAGATTTGCTATAATTAATCTAGACATCGCGCCACGCCGCCGAGGTGGGACGCAACCGAAACAGTGGGACGCAAAGCGCCACGCTGTCAGGAGAAATCCTGAGAGTGCGGCGCTTTTTTGTTATGCAAACCAATCGTTATCCGGCAAACGTACACAGGGCCGGGCATCACGAGACCCCAACCTCGTAAAACGGGTAGATGCGAACAAAAGGAGAACAGGTAATGAAACGCGAAGACTTGGAAAAGATCGAAGGGCTGAGCAAAGAGGCGGTCGATAAGATCATGGCGCTGCACGGACAGGACATCGAGAAGCACAAGGCTGCAGTTGCCGCCGCGCACGCTGAAATCGACGGGCTGAAAAAGCAGCTCGAAGAGGCCAACGCCGCCATCGAAAGCTTCAAGCAGCTCGACGTCGACGCCATCAAAGCCGCCGCCGACGAATGGAAGGCGAAAGCCGAAAAAGCCGAGGCCGACCGCGTGGCGGAGGTTTCCAGGCTGAAATTTGAGCACGCCTTAGACGTGGCGTTGTCCGGCGCGAAGGCCAAGAACGTCAAAGCGGTCAAGGCGCTGCTGGAGATGGACAAGCTCAAGTTCAACGAGGCGGACGGCTCGATCATCGGGCTGGACGAGCAGTTGAAGAAAGTCCGTGAGGACGCCGATTACCTGTTCGAAAGCAGCGAAGCGACCCCTAGAGTTGTAACCGGGGGCAAGTCAAAATCCGTGATCATTGACCCTGTCATCCAGGCCGCCCGAAAGGCTGCCGGGCTGACGGTAGAGGAGTAGTGCCATATGAACGCGATCACCCTGGCAGAGAAGTTTTTGCCGATTCTCGACGAGATCTACGCCGTAAACTCGAAGACGGCCATCCTGGATTCTAAAATCCGGGTGCTGGACCATAGCGCGGCCAACAAAGTTCAGATTTTCAAAACCAGCTTGACTGGGCTGGGCGACTACGACAAAGCGACCGGTTTCCCGGTCGGCAAGGTCACCGGCACCTGGGAAGACGTGCAGTTGACCCAGGACCGCGCCCGGGCTTTTTCCGTGGACGCGATGGACGACGAGGAATCCATCGGCATGGCGTTCGGCACGCTGGCGGGCGAGTTCCTGCGGACGCAAGTTATCCCGGAGGTGGACGCCTACCGGTTCGCCACCTGGGCGGGCGCTTCCGGCGTGTCGAGGGTGTCTGCTGGCGCGACCCTGTCATCGAACAACATCCTGGCCGCCATCGACGCCGCCGCGCTGCAGCTGGACAACAACGAGGTTCCAGAGGAAGGCCGTATCTTGTTCATCAGCTCGGCCTGCTACCGGGCGCTGAACGCGGCTATCTCGCGCACGCTATCGACCGAGCGGGGTGCGGAACGGCGCCTGCAGTCGCTCGACGAGATGACCATCATCCCGGTGCCTCAGTCCCGCTTCTACACCAGCATAACCCTCAACGCGGGCGCGACCGAAACCGCCGGCGGGTATACCAAGACCGCCAGCACCGGCAAAGACTTGAACTTCATCCTTATGCACCCGTCCGCGGTGTGGCAGGCCAAGAAACACGACAAGATCAAGATCTTCAGCCCGGACGTTAACCAGTCAGCTGACGCGTGGTTGTTCCAGTATCGCCTATACCACGACGCGGGTGTTTACGAAAACAAGGCGAGTGGTATCTACGTCCACATGAAGGCCGAGTAACTGGAACCCCGATGGTGACCCCTCTCTGAAAGGAGACGAGCGATGGCAGTTTACGCGGACTATACCTTTTACACGGAGCAGTTCCAGGGGACTGCCATCGCTCAGCCTGACTATGACCGCCTGGCTATGCGAGCCAGCGTCCTGATCGACCAGGTGACGTTCGACCGGGCGGCGGCTGTAGTCGCCGCCGGTACGGACGCCGACGCGGTCGACAAGATCAAAATGGCGACCTGCGCCGTGGCGGAGATGCTCTACAGAGACGAGAGCGAGGGCGGTGAAATCCAGAGCGAGCGGGTCGGAAATCTCTCTGTGACTTACGTCAAGGGGCCGGCCCGGTCCCTGATCACCCGCGCCAGGGAAGAGGCAAAACTCTGGCTGTGGGATACCTATCTGATGTATGGGGGGCCAAACCTGACATGAGGCCGAACGCAGATGCCACGCTCTATACTCTGACGGTCGTCGACAGCGCTGAGGCCTGGACCCGGACCGAGGTGCCGGGCGTGCATTGGGAGAACTGCAAGGCCGCCAACACCCTGGCCAGCGGGGGGTCAATCGCCGCTGATCAGGCCGCGATCTATATCCCCATGCACAACCGCCCGGAGCTGCCGGCGATTAAGCCCAATGACATCATTGTCCGCGGCATCGTGGACGATGAGATAGGGGCCGGCTTCACGGTCTCCGACCTCAAGCGCAAATACCCGGACGTGCTCAGGATCACCTCGGTGGACCTGATGAATTACGGCCGGCGACAGCTTTGGCATTACCAGCTGGGGGCTAAATGAGCGGGCCTGTCATCGAAACCCCACGGGGGCGTATTGTCATCGGACCCAACGGCAAAGCCGAGCTCACGTGGAACACCAGCTTCCGTCCGATATGGCAGCGCCGTTACTCGGCGGCGCAGAAGTTTGTCGACAGCGAAGTCCTCAAGGACTGCGACAAGCTGGTGCCGTATCGCACAGGTATGCTGCGCCTCAGTGGGGTTCTGGGCACGGTAGTGGGTTCCGGACTCGTGCAGTGGATTGCGCCCTACGCCAGCTACCAATACTATCTCCGGCGCAAGACACAATCCGAGACCGGACCCCAGCGTGGCAGCTTCTGGTTTGAGCGGGCTAAAGCCGTTCATAAGCAGCGCTGGATCGCCGGAGCCCGCAAGCTCGCCGGAGGCAGTCGCCGATGACAATCATCGAGTCCCTCAAAACCTACCTCAAAACCTGCCCCAACCTGGCGGACGGGGCGCTCCTGGAAGTCGACCATAACGGGCCGCCGATCCAATACGCCATCGTCCCCGTGCCCGGTGCCAGGGTCTTGGAGACCTACCTCGACGGATCCTCGCTCAGAGAGTTCCCGTTTGCGTTTCAGACGGCGGCGATCACCGCCGACGACGCCGAGCGCATCGACAACGCCGGCTTTCAGGAGACGTTCGCCGACTGGCTCGAGGCACAGACCGAGGCCGGCAACCTCCCCGCACTCGACGCCGGCAAGACCGCCGAGAGCATAACCGCCACGAGCTGGGGCTATCTCTTTGAGCAGGGCGAGAGCGATACCGGCATCTATCAAATCCAATGCAAGCTCACCTATCACCAGGCCGCCTGCACAGCGCCTGAGACTGTCCCCGAATCTGAACCACCGGAGGAATAAATGACCACTCCCACCACTGTAAAACGATCTCAATTTGCAGCGTTTCTGAACGTTGGCACCGCCGCCGAGCCTGAATACGCCTTGATTGGAGATGGCGTAACCACGGCCACGATCAACTACAACCCCCAGATCCGGGAGGAGACCTACATTCACCAGGACAGCGCCTCGAAGGACGTGGAGCGCTACGCCCCCGAGTTCCCGCTGGAACAGACCTGCAGGGCCGGCGACGGCGTCTTCGACTTCGTCGACGGGCTGCGGCAGGCTCGAGCCGTGGAGGATGCGGCAAAAACTGACGTCGTGCTCGTGTATCTGTACGAGACCCCGACCGAAGGCAAGTACCCCGCCGAGCGGCAGCCTGTGTCTGTGGCGATCGAGAGCTTTGGCGGCGATGGCGGTACCGCCAACAAAATCAATTACAGCCTGAACTTTGTCGGCGACCCCACGCCGGGGACCTTCGATCCTGCGACCAAAACCTTCACTCCGAATGCATAACCAGAAGCCCGCTCACGGGCGGGCTTTTTTTGAAAGAGGTGGAAATGGACCCGATCAAAATCCAAACCGGGCAGGTTCGCGTCCCCGTCGAGGTCGACGGAAAGGTTGTGACCGAACTGAGCTTCAACCCCTCAGACGTATGCTTCGCGGAGCGGTTTTTTGGCGTCTATCGTGAGCTGCAGGACCTGCAGCGGGAATTTGAGAAACGCGACCAGGAACTCGAGCGGGATCAGGAAGCGGACGATAACGGCGTCCCCAAAAATGCCGAGGCCCGTATCGCACTGCAGAAACAGGTCATTCAGACCATGTACGACCAGGTCGATAGCCTGTTTGGGAAAGGCACATCAAAGGCGATCTTTGGTGACTTGGTGCTCCCGGAACTCGTCGCCCAACTGCTGGAGGGGGTGACCCCGTATTTCCAGCGGGCGCGCTCGGCGAAGGTCGGACGGTACCTGCCGCCGTCTAGTAAGGGCAAGGGTAAACGCGCAATGCGATGAACCTGCTGGTCGACGAGCTTCCTGAGGCGGTTGAGATTGACGGGCAGGAGTACCCGATCCGCTGCGATCACCGGACCTGCATCAGGATCATTCTCGCCTTTGAGGACGACGAACTGACAGGGCTGGAAAAGCAGGCGATCTTGCTCGAAAACCTGTACGGGGCAAACAAGCCCCCCGACCTCGGGGCGGCGCTTGAGATGGGATTGAAGTTCCTCAACGGCGGCGAAACGGGAGAACCGCGCGGGGCGGGGGAAGGCGGGCGGTTGTACTCCTTCCAGCAGGACGCATCCTATATCTACGCCGCTTTTAAGCAGACCCACGGCATTGACCTCGAGCGGGACGATCTGCACTGGTGGAAGTTCCTGGCGCTGTTTATGGACCTGGGCGCGGACACAACGTTCTGCAACCTGGTGAGCCTGCGCAAGCGCATCAAGACCGGCAGGGCCAGTAAGGAAGAAATGCGGTGCTACAGGGAAATGCGGGATGTCATCGATCTGCCAGAGCCGGATACCCGCACCCTCGAAGAGCGAGAACGGGAAGCCGAATTCTTGCGGCTGGTAGCCGAAGGAGAACGACGGCGTGCGAAGGAAACCCAAGCTCAAAACCAAAGTTGACCCGGAGATCATGGCCGAGCTCCTGGCGCAGCCGGAGGTGGCCAGAGAAATTGAAGGGATGCCGGCGGACGTGCTGGCGTATTACAAGGACTTGCTGGTGGACGAGGGCGTCTATGACCAGTATGTCCGAGAGCGGAAACAGAAGGGCAGTCAGTAATGGTTTACGACGGCAGTATCCGGATCGATACCAGGATTGATTCGCGGGGCTTCAACGCCGGCGTTAAGTCGATGATCGCCGCGCTCAGGCCTTTGGCGGCTGCGATCGGTGCGGTCTTTGGTGTCGCCTCCGTTATCCAGTTCGGGAAAACGTCCGTAAGAACCGCCGCGGAGCTGGCCAACGCCTTGACCGGGCTAAATTCGGTGCTGACCGGAACCGGCCAGAGCTTTACTGAGGCCAAAGCCTTTATTGACGATTACATCAAAGACGGTCTCATTCCGGCGGCGAATGCGGTCGCCGCCTATAAAAACCTTGCGCTCCGGGGCTATGACACCTCGCAAATCCATGCCACGCTGATCGCGCTGAAAGATACGGCGGCATATGGCCGGCAGGCGGCGTTGACGATGGGCGAGGCCGTCCAGTCGGCCACGGAAGGTCTCAAGAACGAAAACTCGCTCCTGTCCGACAATGCCGGTGTCACGAAAAACATCGCCGCCATGTGGCGGGATTACGCCGCCTCCATTGGCACTACAGCCGACAAACTCACTTTGCAGCAAAAAATCCAGGCTGAGGTCAATGGGATTCTCCAAGAGAGTAAGCACATGACCGGCGACGCCGCAAAACTCGCCAGCACTTACTCTGGTCGGGTTGCGGCGCTGGGGAACTCGTTTTATTTCCTGCGGGCTGCCATCGGCGACGCCCTGATCCCAATTTTGTCGAAGGTCATCGACGCCATCAAGCCAGTTGTCGACTGGCTGGTGATCCTGTTCAACAAGCTGGCGCAGGTGATGAGCCTGTTATTCAATGTCAAGATCGACGCCGCCGGCGGCATGGGTGAAGTGGCTGCCGAAACGCAGGCCGCCGCCGATGCACAGGCTGAGTTAGCGGAAAACACCGCCAAAGCAGGCAAAGCCGCCAAAGGCGCATTGGCCGCGTTCGACGAGCTGGACGTCCTGGAGCAGGACACCGGCAGCGGAGGCGGGGCGGACGCTCCAAGCGCGCCGGTGGTAGGCGAGGCCGGGGCTGGAGCGGCCGGTATCAGCGTCGGCGAAGAGGTTCTTGAGGACAGCAAGCTGCTCGCAGTCGTCGACCGCATCAAGGCCAAATTCGCCGAACTCACCGCGCCCATGCAAGAACCTTTTCAGCGGTTGAAAGAATCTCTGGGCGAGCTGAGCGGCACGATCTGGGACGGGCTTGAATGGGCATACGATAATATCCTGGTGCCAGTTGGGGAATGGGTTGCTCAGGACCTGTCTCCGGTGGCACTGGACTTGCTTTCCGCTGCGCTCGATTTGCTCAATAGCGTTCTGGAAGCTCTGGAACCTCTTGGGAGATGGCTATGGGAAGAATTCCTCCAGCCAATTGGAGAATGGGCTGGCGAGGCGCTTCTGGACGCCCTGGAATGGTTGACGGAGCGGCTGGAAGATCTGAGCGGCTGGATTAACGAAAATCAGCCGGTTGTGGAGAGCCTCGCTATTATCCTCGGTTCGCTTGCCCTTTCATTTTGGGCCGTCAATACCGCCGTTACCGTCTGGAATGTTATCGGCGCGGTCGCCGCGACTGTTACGACTGGTTTCGGGGTGGCTATGACGTTCTTGACGAGCACGACCACCCTTGTCGCGTTGGCGATTGCCGCCATCATTGTGATAATTATCCTCCTGATCAAAAACTGGGATAAGGTCAAAGAGGTTGCCGGCAAGGTTTGGGACTGGATTGTCGAAAAGTGGGGCCAGGCCAGCGAGTGGTTCCGGACCAATGTCACCGAACCCGTCGCGGAGTGGTTTACGAAGGCATGGGAAAACATCCGGGAATGGGCCGCAAACGCCTGGGAGAAGATCAAGGACATTTGGGCGAAAGCTAAGGAATGGTTCCAGGACAAAGTCATTGACCCCGTCAAAGACGGCTTCAAAACCGCGCTGGACTGGATCGAGGATAAGTGGAAACTTGTCTTCAATTCCGTCAAGGACTTCGTCCGGGACCGCATCAACAACATCATTGACTTTCTCAACTCCATGCTGCAGGCAGTGGCCAATGGCATCAATGGCGTGATCGGGGCGCTGAACAAAATCCAAATCAACCTGCCCGCCGTGCCGCCGTTTTTTGAGGGGCTGTCGCTGGGGGTCAATATCCCGCTGGTTTCGGTGCCTCAGATCCCGCGCCTGGCCACCGGCGCGGTCATTCCTCCCAATAGCGAATTCCTGGCGGTGCTGGGCGATCAGCGCTCCGGACGCAACATCGAAACGCCGGAAGGCCTGCTGCGCCAAATCATGCGCGAGGAGCTGAGCCAGTACCAGGCTGACCGCGAGATTACGATCAACTTCGCCGGCAGCCTGGGCGCGCTGGTTCAGGAACTCAAGCCCTACATCGACCGCGAAAACCGGCGCGTGGGCAAGAGTCTGATCCGAGGTGTGGTATGACGATCGATTACGTGGTTATTGACGGGCAAGTCTACAACGTGCCTGTGGTATCGATCAAGCGGCGGGCCGATTTCCTCGACAAAATGGCCGAGCGCACCAACGACGGGAAACTGCACCGCGAGCTGATTGGCGTTTACTTCAACTACCAGCTGCAGTTCGGCCAGGCGCCGATGGCCGATTACGCCGCCCTGTGGAAAAAGCTGACCGAACCGGTCGAGTTTCACACCGTGATCGTTCCGGACGAGGACGGGTCCCTGCAGTTTGAGGCCTACTTTTCCAATGTGGGCGATGAGCTTGTCCGCATCAAGGGCGAGACCCGGTTTTGGAAGAATTTGACGGTGAACTTCATCGCCAGGGAGCCGGCGCGCAAATGAGCACCAACGTGAAGATCGTGTTTGCGTCCACTGTGTTCGAGCGGGATATGATCCGCTCGGCGGTGCTGACCGAGGAATTCCACCCGCTCAGCCTGACCGTTCCGGTCAGCTATTTGGAGGTGGAGTTATTCTCGGAGGACGCCCGGTTTTCGATCATTGACCCGTCCGGCGATTTTACGCTGCTGCAGCACCGCCAGCCGCTGACGGTTATCGCCGTGATTGACGGCGTCGAAACCTTTGTCGGCCGCTACTACCTGGACACTTGGGAAAATCTGACCGATAACCTGATTAAACTCACTTGCGTAGACGAGCTGGGCTTGCTGGATACCCTGACTTATCGGGGCGGGATCTGGCTCGAGCCGATTACTATGGGGGCGCTGCTGGCGCAGATGTTTGCGGGGGTAAACGTGGACTACGAGATCGACCCTGATCTTGAGACCGTCCCGCTCACGGGCTGGATACCGATTTGCAGTTATCGAGAGGCCCTGCAACAGATTGCCTTTGCTGCCGGAGCCTACATCCTCTGTGCTCGCCAGAACGGGGTCATCAAATTTGGGCGAATCGACGCCACCGGAGCCGTGACCCGCGGTATCGTCTGCGGGGTGCCGCGCGCGGGGCAATCGCGGCTGTGGAAGAAACGCTTCCGCCCCTCGCAATGGAGCGGCGTCGAGCCGGTGTATGACATTACCCACGGCGATCAGAGCGTCGATCAAAAGATTAGCCTGCGCCCCTACGTGACCGGCGTCGAGCTGTCAATGCACGATATTACCGTCGGCACGGCCAAGCGCAAGCTGTTCGAGGGGGTCCTGAGCGCCGGCACTCACGAAATCCAGTTCAGCCAACCCATGCACACCCTCAGCGTGACCGGCGACGCCACAATCGTCGAAGGCGGGGCCAATTACGCCATCCTCGACGTCGCCAGCGAGGGCACAATCCTCTTAGAAGGACTGGTGTACAACGACTCGATCACCAAAATTGGTGTGTATGCGCCGGTCGGCGAGGGTGTGAAGAAAAACATTCTGACCATTAGCGAGGCGAGTCTGGTCAACTCCAGCAACGGCCCGGCCATCGCACAGCGGGTGTTCGATTATTACCAGAAGCGGCATCAGCAGGAGGTTAAACTGATCCGCCCCCGCGCATTTATCGGGTCAGAAGTCTTGGTCGATACGCTGTACGGCCGCAAAATCAGCGGCATGATCGAAAAAATGGTCACGGACCTGGCCGGCGGATATGTCGGAAAAACTACTATCGTCGGTACGCCAGTAGCTGCATAGGAGCGCAGAAAATGCCATATGAAAAAACAACCTGGGTAAACGAGATCTTGGACGGCGCAGAGCGCTTTGACATCAAGGACAACACTGGGACGCCGATCCATGAAAACGTGCAAATCGTGCTGCGGACGCCGGTCATCACGCCGGGCACGCCAGTAGACGCAGATAACCTCAACAAGATCGAGGAGGGCATCTACCAGGTTACCCAGGCGGTGGAGACGGCCCGCGAAGACACGCTGGTGGTGCTGAAGGTTTTGGCTGCGGACGAGACCTGGTCGACAGGTGACGGAAAAATCTATTTCACGATCCCGCCCGAACTAAACGGCGCGAAGTTAATCTCCGCCCACGCCTACTGTTACACCGCCTCCAGCTCCGGCAAGCCCGTCCTGCAGGTGGCGCGGGGGCGGCGGGCGTCGCCAAACGCTGCGCCCACCTACAACGACATGCTCTCGACCCGCATTACTATCGACGTCGGCGAGTATTCGTCTACAGACACTTCCGTCCAGCCTGTCATCAACACTGCCTATGCCTACGTCGCCACCCGCGACCTGATCCGAGTCGACGTCGACGAGGCCGGCACCGGCACGAAGGGGCTGGACGTGAGTTTGGTGTTCCAACTATGAAAGTGATTGTCATCCAAAACCCCTCCGGCTTCGACGTTCCTGTCGGCGGCATCCTGCTCTGGTATGGACTGGCGGGGACGGTGCCGCCTGGCTTTGAGATTTACGCCGAGGCCAAAAACCATTTCATCTTGGGCGGGTCGGCCGTCGACCTGACGTCTCGGGGCGCGCTCACGCACACGCACGAGTTCCCGAATATCGCCGACGCCCCAAATCACACACATGGGGTGAGTACGAGCGTGTCCGGTCAACCCGGCGGCGTGGGCGTCGGTTATCCCGATGAAAACACAGCCTCGTCTCCAAGCCACGTACACGCCGGCGGCGGTTCAACCAGCTCTGCGGGAGCGCACGGGCACACACTCGCCGCGTCCGGCGCGGGATCGAGCTTGCCCAAGTATAAGAGGCTCTACTACATCCGGAGGGTGCAATGACGTTGCCAGTAGGGTCAATCATCCTGTGGAAAAACAGCGCCGCGTCCATCCCCAGGGGCTGGCAGGTGTGCGACGGAACGAATGGCACCCCGGACCTGCGCGACTATTTTGTTTACGGCGCGGACTCTGACGACGACGTCGGGACCTCGGGCGGCGGCAGCCACAGCCACACCCGGCCCGCCAGTACCAACACCGCCGGCACACACACCCACACCGTGACGGTGACGATAGGCGTCACCGGACAAAACCAGCAGGCGCGCTCCGCTCCCGGCAGCGGCGTAAACGTGGCGAGCTGGGGGCACGGGCACAGCGGCGGCAGCGGGACCTCGGGCAGCGGCGGCAGCCACAGCCATTCCGTCGGTGGCAGCACCAATGCCGCCGAGGTGGTACCGCCGTACATCAAGCTCTATTACATCATGAGGGTGCAGTAATGAACTTGCCAGTTGGAAGCATCATACTGTGGGCGGAGGCCACGATCCCTGAGGGCTGGCGAGTGTGTGACGGCACGGGCGGCACGCCGGACCTGGTCGGGCGGTTTCCCCGGGGTGCGTCAAGCGACAGCGACCTCTTGACGACTGGCGGCTCCGCTACACACGTGCACGGCAACGGCTCAACCGGTTCTGGCGGCGCACACACCCACGCCGGCATTAGCGGCACCACGGGCGTCTCGTCCACCAGCAACGTTTACGCCGGTCCCGAAGGCCCCGCGGCTCAACCGCACACACATAGCTATAGCGCGTCTGTACAGAGCGGCGGCGAGCACTCGCACGCCATTGGCAACACCGGCCCGGCGTCTTCGATGCCGCCGTATAAGACGCTGGTGTATATCATGCGCGTGGTCTAGGAGGCGATGTGACCGATTCCCTGTTCAAATGGAGCGACGGACTGCCGGTGGGCGGCGACTTCAACCCCCATTTGTGGCAATCCATCCCCGGCTCGGTTAGCGGCACATCGGGCGCCCTGAGCGTGGCCAACATGGATTTGACTGACCGGATTGTACCGGGGACCAAGCTGAGGATTGTCGCCGGGGGAACGACCAGGTATTTCCGGGTCCGCGCGGCGACGTACGGCACGAATAAAACGGTAATCACGCTCGACAGCGCGCTGGCCTACACGCTGACCGGCACGGTTACATCGGCTGAGTATTGTTACGGAGACCCGCCTGATTTTATCGACCCGTGGCGCTACCAGAACGTGGCTGACCGGGTAAACATAACGGGCTTCGCGTCCCTGACCAGCTCGGAGATCTGGGTCAAGCGGGTGGACAAGATGGTCTTTGTGGACGTGTATTTGTCGGGAACGTCCAATTCCAGCGAACTGACGTTTCAACTGCCCTGGTCGCACACCAGTGGATGGCATAGCCGCAATTCGATCGCCGGACAAAACGGCTCGGCCAGCTGGATCACCAGTTGTCTGCTGTCGATGAACCAGGGGTCCAGCACCGTGGGAGTCTGGACCACCTACGGCTGGGGCGGCTGGGCCACCAGCGGACAAAAATCGGTTATGGGGCAGTTTTTCTATATGACCGACTAGGAGGGGCATTATGGACATCGCGCAAATCGGCAAATCGGCCTACCTGTGGCTCACGCCCGCGGGCTACGGCGGGGACCAAATCCCCTCACTGGCCCGGCTGCTCAGACACGCCGGGTTTGAGTCGATCATGCTCCACGAGGTCAGCCTGAGCGGATGGGCCTCGGGCGACCGTCTGGCGCTGGTCGACGCGCTGCGGGCGGAGGGGGTCACCCCGATTCTGTCGGCGGCAGTCTACGGCGACGACCCGGCCGCCGAGGGCCGGAAGGCGGCGGCGCTGTGCGCTCAGTATGGCCTCCCCGCCGCCACGTTTGACATGGAGAGCAAATGGGACAGCAAACCCAACGCCCCGGCCAACACCACGACGCTCTTTCGCGCCTTTCGCGCCGCCGCGCCTGCCGGGACGCT